AATAATACACATGGTATTTCTTTCCCAAAAAACCAATACGAATCTTGTCTTACACTAAAAATATTCCCAACTGTTCCGAAAACTTCTGTCTTTTTGGTCATTACTTCCATATCATCATCATACTTTTCAAGTTCTTTCTTTAGTTCCCTTACAGTCATTTCGTTTTCTCGCTTTCCTGTGGTTCTGCTTCTAATATTACGCATTTTTTGACTTTCCATATATCTTTAGGGTAATTCTTATTGTGACGCTCAACCGCACCTTTAAGATATTTATCCGTTCTAAAATATCTTGTCTTTGAAGATGAACCCTTTACCCATTGGATTTCATCATTATGATTGATAGCAACATACATGTATTCCTTAATCATTCCTAATCCTCACTTTCTGCTATATCTAACAACTTATCTGCAAGAAATCCATCTAGGGCATCATCTACTATGTCTAACACATCATCAGTCAACCCATCATTTTCCATCTGCTCACAGAAATACATATCGGTAGAACATGAACCAAAATTTGTTTTCTTTGTTGTTCTTGTATACTCTTTACCATTAAACACTAATGTTTCTTTTGCAATTTCATTTTTAATATCTACTGAATACTTCATTTTTTATCCTCACTTTTCTCCAATAGTCTTAATAAACTTTTCTTTCATCTTTTCCATTGTCTTATTTTGCTTTTGCAATTCTCGTATTTTCTTATCTATATCTTTTGTAGAAAGCATTCTTATTAGATATTTTTCCCATTTATCCTTTGGGCAGTTATATTTTTGACACTCAGTTCCGGTGGTACCATTGTATCCGTACAACCTTTGAGTTGCGTAATATGGGTCAATATCTTTAACTTCATAAGTATAGTCCTCGTATAGAATAATTTGTACCATTTCTCTCATTTTCTATTCTCCTTTAATCATCAATTACATGGGTGCATTGTACTGATACAACACCTGTGTCATCTACATAACATTGCAGTTGTTTTATATAAGTATCATCACCAAGTCCTATCGCTTTACGGATTTTAAGGTATCCTTTTGCATCTTCAACCGAGGAATAATACCATATGTTTAAGGTGCCTTCTCCGTATTTGTTTTCTCCATACGCATAAACTTCGTAAATATCTACCCATTCGTCTCTACGGTTGGCTAGGTAATCGTCAACACACTCATAATGCCTTTCGATTTTCATTTTTCTAGCCCTTCAATTCGTCTTTCTAGCTCATACTTTAAGCATTTCAGGTCGTTTACGACCACATTTCTAGCGTTATCATTTTCATCAAGATAATAAACATCTGCAAATTTTTTAACTCCTTCAATAAACTTTTTTACACCTATAACACCGTTAAATGATAATATGTTTTCAATAAGGCTCTCTAGTTCTTCATTGTCTACAAAATCAACTATCAAATCATCAGCACCAATACATATTGCGATATATGACAATGAATCATATGCACGATCAGTAGAACAGCTTTCCACGTTAATGTCTGTTAGCTTTCTTAACAGCTCTTTTGTTTTCATAACTTTTTTTCTCCTTTCCTTATCTGAGATACTTCTTCTCTATGGCTTCTGTAAGCTCAGATACATTTGTACATAGCATTCTTTCTTCATCTTCATATTTCTTTCTACACGCATCCTTTACGATACATTTTTCACAAGCTATCAAGTCCTCGTCCTCTATCCAAGAAAGCATCCAGGCAATGTCTTCTACTAAATCATATTTATTTTTCTTCATTGGCTTTTTCCTCCTTCTTTTTTTGTCTCTTTTCTTTCTTCTGCAAAAGATACAATGCGTCTCTTACTGTCTGAGTCTTGTTGTATCTTGATTCAAACCATCCGATAAGCCTGTGGTCTTTCTCAATGTCAAGTCTGAAACCATAGAACTTCGTATGTTCCTTAGCCCATCTTTCGTTTGAATCCAAGACTGCTCTTGGTGTCTTTGTGTATACTTTCTTAGCCATTATTAATTTCCTCCTCTTTCTTTATGTAATTTGTATCGTTTCTTAAGAAGTTCATGCTCCTTGCATTTCTTTTGGTATCTTTCTCTTAGAGCGTCATACTCCTTTATCTTGTACATGTTGCAAGCTAGATCCTTTGCAGTCTTGACACTGCCTAAACGCTCAACCATTGTCTTGTAACTGTTTACACGCTCAAATGCTTCTCTGCGTGCTACTCTTTCCCTGTCTATCTGTTTCTTGGCACTTGCTCTGCCATGCATGTAGCCCGCTCTAAGAGCCATATTAACGAGTTTTGGTACTTCCCTGTCATACTGTTCTCTTAACACTTTTGACGACTCAGAAGACAATCTTATATGCGCACCACGTTCATATGGCTTAATGTCTTCAAGATTTAGGACTTTTTTGTATTTGTCGCTCATTAATCTTCCTCCCACCAGACTGTTTCGCCCAGCTCCCTTTCATATACTTGGTACTTCTCACATGGCTTGTCGCTTCCATCTTCGCTACGTAAAGGGCATTCGCCACATCCATGATGTACCATGATGAAGTCGCATAAAGTGTCTGCAACATATCTTATTTCATCCATTGCTGTTCACACTCCTTAATCTTTATATTCATGATGGCATTTGATATAAATTTGTCTACCATTTGGGTAAATTCCATCAACTTCATAATACATGGCATCAAAGAATTTCACAAAATCCATATTATGTAATATGCCATCATGTAAAGTTTCAATCCATTCCTTTACTTCTACTCTGCCATCATAAAATTCTGTTCTGCTTTTATAACAACATTCAATGACAACAGATGTATACTTGTTAATCAATTTTAACTGCTCATGAAGTTTCATTGTTGTTCCTCCCTATGGCTGTTTCTGAGTCTTCTTTCATACTCTTTTGCATATTTATAGTTGACCAATGCAAGAGCGAACATAAGCACTGCTCCTGCCAGGAACAATAGCACTACGATCAATACAATTTCGTCTTTTGTCATGATAATACCTCCTTGTACAATAAGATATATGCATCACCTGTAGCACTCACGTATCTGTACCCACAGAATCGGCGGTGACGTAAGTTATTTTGAATATAATCTGTAAGTTCATTGATACTCGTGAAATTCTTTTCGATTACTTCAAAACGAGTTTTGTCAAAATCCTTAAATAAGTTTTTCATATCTATTCCTTCCTTGCTTTTGATATTTTAGCCATCTTCCATTGGTTGTTAGGAGATGGACCACAGCTTACAGTTACAGCATATCCTTCGTCATCCATCTGCTTTAGAAAATCATTCAGCTGTTTCTCATAAACAGCAATCTTTTCTTTTTCTCTGTTTTTAAGTTCTTCTTCTACCTCTTTCTGGATTGAAAGAAGATATTTTGTATCATATTTTTTGATGTTCGCCGTTAAAATCGTTTTCATTTTGATCTCTCCTTTCCAATACAGTTTTTGAAAACTCCCCACCGTCTTTACATAATGTAACACGTTTCATTGAACAAAATGGCATTGATCTACCATGACCAAAATACACTTCTGAAGTGTTAATGTTTCTACTGTCAATATATATATCCTCACATTCATAATATCCGCATGTTCCATCATTAAATTCAATATATGCTAACATCTGTTATCACTCCTTTTATTACCATTCTGCATTATGTGTGACCATTGGTGGTGTTAATACCTGTGGCACGAATGTGTTTGTTGCCATGTTGTAATGCATAAGCTTTACTTCAATGCCTCTTACAAAACATGAAGCGATAACCTGAGCTGTTGCACATGTCAATCCTGTAACATACAAGATCAGCTGATTGCCTTCTTCAATCTTGAATGTATCGCCCATATATCCGTCACCGTCAACTGGAACCCAATCAATGTCAAAGTGGCTTTCCAAAAAGTTATCAACTACTTTCTTGATATATGGATAGTCGAATACATCATTGATTGTTCTGTCAAAAATATATTCGGTTACAGGCAAACTATGTCGCCCCACGATCAATCCTGCTACTACTGTTTTCTTGTTCATTTTAATTTTCCTCCGTTTCTCTATTTCTTGATTATATGATAACATATCATGCTAACACATGCAAGCATGTTTTTTAAAAAAGTTTATTTTATTTAAAAAGCCCACACATCTGTGTGAGCATTGATCTAGAAATTAATGTCGCTTTCGCTTACAAGGGCTTCCTCATTGATTGTATAAGGCTTATCCTCTCCAAGCTTGTTTACCCAACTGCCTGCCTGCTGTGGCTGATTATTGGATTGTGTTTTTCTTGAATCCATAAATCTCACATCATCAGCAGTAACGCTAACAGAAGATACATTCTTGCCGTCTGCATTCTGGTATGTATATGAATGAATCTTTCCGTCTACTCCAACAAGGGAACCTTTTGAACAGTACTGAGCAATGTTTTCAGCCGTTTTGCTAAAAGCCGTAACTGGAATAAAATCAGTGCTTTTTTCACCGCTTCTATAGTTGTCCAAAGCAAGCGTGAAATTTGTAATAGCATTTCCTTTCCCAGTTCTTCTTAATTCTGGATCTCTTACCATTCGTCCTACAATAATAACTCTGTTAATCATTACTTCTTCTTCTCCTTTAAAAAATCTTCAAATTCATCTGCTGTCATTGTCTTTACGGCCATACTATTTCCAATAATATCAAAGGCATGTCTGACTCCTGCCTTGACACCTTTTGCATACTGGATTCCATTTCCGTATACCTGAATAGACATTCCCATAAGAACGCCAACCAAAAAGCTTGCTAAACAATACATCATATTTCTAATCCTCCTCGTTCATGAATTTTTCAGCATCTTCAAATTTCTCAAAGCTTTTATATCTTGCCTGCGGATAGCCATGCACCTGTTCCTTGCATTCTTCCCATGTGTTATAGATGCCTGTATTTCTTCCGACTCTTACGGCATAATATTTCTGCTTTTTCTTCTTCTTTTTCTTTCTTGCTTTAGGGCCATTGCACAATACAACAAGCCTGTCATGTGCAAGCTTCATGTAGTGTACAGTGTCATTGTCAATCCCATTGTCCTTTGCATACATCATGAGATTGTTTACCCCAAGCTCCAACTGTTTTAACACATTTCGTTTATCCATAGATCACACCTCCCTAATATTCATCATAAATTTCAATGTCGCATGGATTGAAGCCCCTGTAAAAACATTCTTTGTATGATTCTCCATTTGGGGCTGTATACTTCCATAGCCAGAAGTTCTTATACTTCTTCATAAGAATGTAGCTTCCTACCTTTTGACCTATCCTGTAGTCATTTCCACCCCAACGATCGTGCTTGGCTGTGGCAAGTTTCTTTTCAGCCGTACTGAGATAGTCAAATTCGTCATCTGGAATCATAAGACTATTACTCCTTTCCATATATCAAATTATATCACCTGTATACATCATTTACAATGTAATTGGGTGAAATTCTGTTATTCCTATATTGATATGAGGTTCTTCGCCATAGTTCTTTGTGGCACAAAGAACACATACCTGACCGTCATCATCATAGGCAACACCATTAAGACCGTCCATTACAGACTTGCATAGGTTGTCTATATCTTTCTTTTTGGTATGAGGTATTTCCCCACTCAGCATCTTCCCACGCTTGTACTTGGGCGTGCTCTTTGGAATACCGAAATAGAAGTCAATAACCATAGCTACCGGACCATCAAACTTTTTAGAGCACTGTTCGATATACGACAGTTTAACAAGATTCTCGAACTTCTTAGTCTGTGCTGGCGTATATGTTCTTCCCCCTCTTGTGAATCGTGGCCTTTGCTTTGGCACCGGATCGGCATATACCGTAAAGGTTACCCTATCCATTCCTGTTTGTCCTCACTTTCATCAAGATCAATGACAACAACCAAATACATATTGTCGTCACCGTCACAATCCATATCAATCTTTGTTATTTCGCTGTCAAGATATGGCTTGAATCCAATACTGCCTATACCAAGACGGCAGATGGTTTCATTCTCTGTTTGCAGTTCAATGTCAACATATATTGACATTCCGTCCACTAATTTATCCAAGAAATCTTTCAGTTTCATTTTACAGATTGCTATCCTCCATTTCGTATATTTCAATTTTAACAATATCATCATTGTATGCGATTCTTGAAATGAACATTTCACATTGTTCTAGTGTCCAGAAGTTGTAGTATTCCATTCTTTCCTTTACATCATCTACAACTACACAATATTTCTTTTTGTCTCCATAGTATGTCTTGATAAGCTTGTTTTCTCTTGCCCTAACCATTGCTTTCAGTAGCCTCCTTTAAGCATTCATTGAACCTTTTCTCACTGACATCAACCCCAACAATATGTTCGGCATGAAAGCCATCTCTGTTGAATTTTGAAAGCGTATACTCAGTCTCATACTGCGGATTGATGCCCTTTAGAATGACCCAGTTTATTGACTTGATGCCGAACTTGTCATGACCAATGTATCTGACTGTACGGTCATTGCCATGAAAGTCCTTCCGTGGCCTGTACTCTACATATCGGCCGTCAAGCTTGTTGTCTTCTGGGTCAATGATGAATTTCTTTTCCACATTGTCAAACCATAGTCTTTTATCTTTCATTATCTTTACCCCACACTTCATGATTCAGTATTTTAATCTTGGCCACGATTTCTCTTAAGTCTTTTGACATTTCTCTGTACTTTTCGATAAGTTCATCACTAAGCCAATCATCACCGTTCCATACGTAATTTATGATACGCTCATTGATTTCTGTAACAAGATTAGCCATTATGTTTGAATATTCCATTCCAAGATCTAGTGCATTCTCCCATTTTTTTAAATGATTATCTTTCATTTTCTTCCTCGCTTTCTTCATCATAGGTATTGATATAGACTGACATTACAGGCATAGAGCCTTTCATGCTTAATACACTGAAATTAACAACATCATAGAATCTGTATGGATTGATTCCTAATGAGTCTTTATAAAAATCGCAAATATGTTTTCTGCTCTCGTTATACAGCAGTATTTTTAAATTACTGCCATTATACATATTCAAAAATGTCTTTAGGTTCATAGCTATCCTCCAATCATTGAAAATTGTTCTATGTACATCAGACTCTCATTGTCAAAACGATAATCTGAATCAAATATCTTTTCTATTATGTCTGAATGTTCATTCATTATGTAATGAAAGCAGTCATTCTTCCATAGTGCATTGAAGAACTCTGTAGGCGATATAAACTCACCCTTGTTCTTTTTTAGATTCGCTTTCATTATTCTGAACATGTCTCTTGTAAATGAGAACATGAAATCATCAGCCTTTACGAATATGTCCGCTTTTGGGTTGTGCATGAAGTAGTTGAGCACCATAACCTCACTCGTAAGTCTGGCCTGTGCTTTCAGTTCTCTTTCTTCCTGTGGTATCAAAACGGCAAGTCCATCCTTTGCTTTCTCTTGTCAAAGTTAACATCAAATACTCTGAGAGGACCGCTGTCATTTTTCAGTACATGAAGCTTGTACTCGTCTGGCACATCTTCCCATAGCATTAATACCTTACGGCTGGAGTTTTCGATTTCGCCAGATTCCTTAAGCATATTAAGATGCGGTCTAGCCTGTTCCTCCTGACGTGACAGCTGAGACAGTGCAAAGATTGTACAGTTGTAGTCAAGGCTTAGATTTCTTAGCTGTCTTACAACCTCATTGATTTTCTCCCTTTCAGTTCTTGCACGATACTGTACAAGCCCTACATGGTCAAGAATGACGATATAGTGTCTGTTCTGTGGGAAATCACTGACTACGCTTTTTAGCTTTTCAAGAGTGATTGAACCGTTATAGACATACATTTCTCTGTTGTCCATTATTTTCCCATAGTCCTTTGCCTTTTCAATATCATTCTGGCTCATTTTGTACGGTTCATCCAAAGTGTCCATATATGTATTTGTGTTTGAAGCAAGAAGCCTTTGAACGATTACCTGATTGCTCATTTCAAGATTGAAATAGAGAATCGGATATGACTTTGACAGGTCGCTTGCAATATTGAGTGCGAAAGCAGTCTTACCTCTACCTGTCTTTGCACTCAGGAATACTAAATCCTGTTCCTTTATGTTTATAACATCAAGCATGAAAAGTCTGTCGAATGCGAGTTTATTGCTCTCCTTCTTGCTGAGGAAGTCATTTACTGTATCGCTTCCAATCTTTACAAGTTCAGTTGTTGACTGGATTTCCTGCAAGGCTGTAATCTTGTTGCAGAACTGATTGTAGTCAATCTTCTTTGATGCCAGATCGTTTGACAGTTCTTTGCATCTTCTCAGCTTGTACTCGTCAATAAGTCTGTCCTCAGCCTGATGAAATCCGACTTCGGAAGCATCAGAAAGATTGTTGCCAGCCCACATGACAAACTCTCTTGTGTCTATTCCCTCAGCCCCCTTGAACATATCATAGTCGAGTGTTCCATGCTGTTTGTACATCTCCCTGAACATGATGAAGTATCTTTGGTGTTCAGGTGTTTCAAAGTACTCAGGTTTAACGATTGTTCTTTCAAGGTACTTCGGCTTCTTTATGAATATACGGAAGATTGTGTCTTCAACCCCATAATTCATGTAATTTGCCATTCTAAGCCCTCCTTTCTTTTAGAAGTATATATCATCATCTGTGCTCCTTAACGAGTCTCTAAGGATAGAAATACGCTCCTGTGGTGTACTTGCGTTCTTTAGTTTCTCTCTTGTCTCACTTGATAGAGACTCCGCCTCTGTCTGAGTGATGTTTTCATTGTCCATTGCTTCATTAAGATAGCTGTCAAAGTTTTCACTGAACAATGTCTTAGGGCGTATATAGGATTTCATTGTCTTATCGTTTCCCCATTGCATAATTTTCAGATCAACTACCTTCTTGAAATCCTCAATTTTATATCCTTCCTTAAGTCTTGCGTTGATATGCTTAAGGTTGGATGGTATATCTTTGTATCTCTTTCCAGATTTCTTGTTTAGGTAATCAAGAATTTGTACATTAATACTATCTTTAGTATTTACTTCTTTAGTAATTGATTCTTTAGTATTTAATTGTCCTTGATTTTCTGTCGGTTGATTTTCTACCCCTTGTTTTTCTACCTCTTGTTTTTCACGCTCTTGTTTAGGTGTTTCATATATGTTATATACATATTCTATTCTACCGCTTTTAGTCTCTGATGGATCCTGTTTGATTATTTCAAGATACCCAAACTCTTTAAGTTCATTCAGCCCTGTCTTGATTGAAGATTCATTCTCCTTGCATATTGCAACAAGCCCAGATATTGAATAATCCCAAGTATCAGGTAATGAAAGCATAAGTGCAAGCAATCCCTTGGCCTTAAGAGACATGCCTTTTTCTCTGAACAGCCTGTTGCTAATCACTGTGTAATCATGGTTCTTATGTACTCTTATTACAGCCATAATTATTCCTCCAATTCAATTCCATGAACGTTATCAATGATACCGTCTAAATATAATTTGTAGTCATGCCATTTACTGCATTCAGGCAAAATATCAAGAAGTTTCTTAAGCATTAGAGTTGAAAATCCTTCTTTGCTACAATATTCACTTGTCATAGATAAGTCAATTATTCTTTCAGTTTTTTTTACCGCCACACCTCATAGACTCCAAGTAAAAATGATACTTATGATGTAAATCCTTTGGTAATATCATTAAATTTTTAATAGAGTTATTGTTATGGTTTAAATCAATATGATGTATATCATATTTTGATGAAAAATCAATGCCATAATATTCTTTAAAATATTTTCTATAATCTATATTTTTGGGTGGCATAATTATTCCTCTCTTCTCTTTACTTCCTCAGCACTGATTCGGATATTTCGCCCCAAACGTACAGCGTTGATTTCTTTCTTTTTTATCATTCTTCTGATTGTCATTTCTGAAAGTCCCCAACGTTTGGAGACTTCCTTGACTGTGTAGAACTTATTTTCCATGCTTTTCCTCCTAGTTTATTACAATCTTTTCTTCTTTTACCCACTCGATACCGGGGATTTCAGGAAGATTATGCTTTTCATATGTAGCTATTTCATCAAGTGCCTTTTGGTTGATGATTAGCAGTTTATGGTTCTTCCATTCAAGCGGAACTTTCGACAGATCTGTTACAACTCCCCTGTACTTGGTTCTTTTATGTGTTTTTCCAAGCTTAGGGGCCTTATCGGATGTTTCGATTCCGAACATTTCATTTACTTCCTTCTGCTCAATAAGCAGTTTGTCTCGGTTCTCGATATATTCCTTGATTGATCCGTCAAGAATGTTGAGCAGATCGTCATAAGGCTTCATGGCTTCCTTTCGCTCCTTCAGAGCCTTGTCATAAGGCTTCTTTGCTATCTTTACTGTCAAGTCCTGAGACTCTTTTGTCTCCTTCTTCATTGCCTTTACCTGTTTGAGCAGGTTGTACGCATTGACAAGGTTATCGTCATTGCTTATTTTTAGACTTTCAATCTGGGAAGTGATTCCCATTAAATCATTCATGTATTATTCCCCCTTGATTGATTTTTCTGAATTTTTGACGATTGTGAACAGTTCAAGAAGCGTAGAATCGCTAAGTTCAGTCACTCTGTTTACTCCGTCCTTGCTCAATGCCCCAGCAAAGTAACCCTTTGATGATTCCTTATAGTTCATTGCAATGTCTTTAAGATACATCAGCATGTCTTTCTTTGATGGAGTGCTTGACTGTTGTGGCTTTGCCTGTGATTGCTGTCTCTTAGTCTTATAGTTCGTCTGAGTTGCATATGCATCAGTATCAGCATCCTTTGTATCATCAATGTTGAACAAGCCGTTAAGAGCGTATTTTCGAGCGTATGATGATGTTGCCCCTGTTACCTGTGAAGCGTCCATTCCCTTCTTTGTTTCTTCTTCTCTTGCATATGCGTAGTTGGAAATGGAATTGTCGCTATCCCAATCATAAAGTGTTGCAACAGCTTTCACATATACTCTGTCATTATTTGGCAACGAACTGATTTCATCTTTGATTACAAGTGTAACCCTGTACTTGTTGCATACAGGCTTTACGCCCTCTAATATGTCCTCGCACGATCTGTATTTGTATTTTCCAAAACTGTTGTACTGATTCCTCGGTGCTTTCAACTCCATCTGAATGTTGCTTAGTCTTTCATATAAAGACATTTTCTTGATTTCTTCCATAATTATCTCTCCTTTGCTTTCTTGTAGGCTATTCTGAAATATCTGTCTTTAGCCTTTTTTAGTTTTTCATTTTCTTTTTTCAGTTTCGTGATTTCTTCTTTCATGTCCTCCATCTCCAAAAGCAGGGGGTGTACTTCCTGCCCCCAATAGGCGAGCAGAAGATTTTGTAACTTTTTCTTCATTGTTCTTGCCCTCCTTACATGTATCAGTATATAACATGAGTTAACATAAGTCAACACCTGTTACAAACTTTTTAAATAAAAAAAGCCACTTTATTGTGGCTTCCTTTGGTGTGACCAACACCGGAATGAGTTAAAAAGAATATATCAGACCAAGATTAGGCAGACAAACAAAGAAAATTCTTATCTGCCATGAACACATTATAGCACCTTGCGTATCAGATTTCAATAAAATTGTTGAAAAGAATTGCTTTATATCTTTCGATTATTCTTGCTACTGATCTTGTCGAAAGATTCATATCATCAGCTATCGTCTCATATGTCTTCCCATCAATAAATTTCTCGCACAGCACCTCCCTGTCACGTTCTGAATGCACTACTTCATCTATTAGATTTCTCAATGCACTGTTTGTTGTAACTATCTTCAACTATATATTCCTCCTTTGGTTATGCAGTTGTGCTATGGTCTAATACCATTAACTCTATATCTTCATTATATACATTTGAAAAACCAAAATGTATTATTTTCGCACGTTTTTAAAAAAATATTCAGACACAAAAAAGCACTCCCAAACAGAAGTGCTATGAGACATAATCACTATGCCTTTCACGATTGATATTATTTTTTTAATTTCTTGGCTTTTTTCAATGACTTCTTTCCAAAGTTCCCTGTGATTTTCTTGAAACCACAATCAACCATGAAATTGCTTACTGCCTTCTTTGTATCTTTGCCATATTTTTCATCAACGCCGTGTTTGCCGATATTATATCCAGCCCATACCAAGAATTTCTGAAGCTTTCCGACTTCTTCGCCTTTGTCTCCGACAATAAAGTAACCTCTTTCTGGCAACTCAGGAAATTCACCTGAATAATGCTTTTTGCTTGATTTTACGAGGGCATTCTTTCTTCCGCCGGCAACAACTGTTACAACGTGGTGTCCATACTTATTGAGAATGTCACCATTTCTCCACCACTTCGAAATCTTGGTGTGGTCGCCATTCTTGTATTTTTTAGTAAATACAGAGAAGTCATTAGGATATTTCTTAACAATATCATCTTCCAATGTTGCAGTCGTATTTGCTGGATTGATCTTGTCGAAACCAGCAACAATAAGACCACATGACACCAGTGATGAACAGTCACATTCGACATTCTTTGACAGGTTCTTATATGAGAAATGAAGCCTTTTGAGTTCATTGTAAAGTGTCAGTCTGTTGGACTGGTCATATCCAATGTGCTTTGAACCACATGCCCATTTGATGAAGTCAATATACTTCTGTCTCTTTCCCTTGTCCTTGATTCTGATACATACATCCCATCCACCGCTGTAGATGTATGCTCCCTGTGTGGACAGTTCTCTGCCTGTCTGGTCGCCAGCTTTTCCGCCACTGATTTTGCCACGTTCATCAATTCTTGCGCTTCCGAATGTAATCATATCTAAACCTCCTTAATAGCCTTGTGGTTCGTCTTCATATATTTTCAGCTTAATCCATTTATCGTCATGAAGATGATGCAACGTTCCGTTACCTCCAAGGCTTACATACGCCTGATACGCCTTGTTTGTTTCATCAAATTCTCTTACGGTAACGTAGTTTTTGTTGATATGTTCCATCATTTCTTCCTTGATAGCACTTCGGGCTGTAGAAAGCAACAGTTCCTCCGCTGAGGCCTGTCTCATTCTGGCTTCTTCTCTACTCTTTTTTCTCAGTTCGGTATTGCTGTTGTACATCTTCTGTAATAGAAAAACAGCCATACCGCTTGTCACTGATGCTACAACGCTGATTATATAAGGCAATACCTTAATCATTACTATTCTCCCTTTTCAAAGCTCTTTAGCTTGTCTTTGTATTTATCCGCTTCGATTGCACTCTTTGTAAATGAATTGTTCTTCCACCATACCCATAAAGTTACAGCAATGTTAATGCCTAATGCAACAAACTGCTGAACCTGTTTGTCGTCAATAGGAATAGGGCTTTTCCCCATTACCACAAGAATATGGTTGATGATTGACACAATCATGACTACAAGTCTTACCCATGTCTCTTTTTTTACTTCGCTCATACTATCTACCTCCTTCAAATTACATTAGTAGTTTTCACCAGTAATTATTTTAAACTCCTCTTCTGTAATCCATTTCTTGATTACTGCGTTACGTACTCTAACGATATTCCACAGCCCTTCATCATAAAATTCTTTGACAAGTTTAAATTTCTTGCTCATTTTCTTCACCTTCACTTTCAGTTTCAAGTTCGACATCAGACATCATTGCAATGTACTCAATATTTGCACGGTTTATTTCAGCCTGTGAGATAGCATTCTCTTGCTCTTTTCTGTCTCTTGGTGACATTTTGTTTCTAATTAACTTCATGTTGATTCCTCCTTATCTTTTTTATTGTAAATCGGTTCTCCACCGATACGTGGGTCGGTGGATTACCTAAGATTACCCGATGACGCAAACGGGAGTGCAACGGTACGCATAAGTAGCATTGCTGTTGCTGACACTGCCAGACGTATTCGCATTCCATACGATAAACGCATAGTTGAGATACGCCGAGCGAAGACGCACATACTGTGCGGAGCTATGATTTTCAATAGCATATGTAATGTTCGGAGCATAATTAGTGTAGTCAGCTAGTGGGCTGTCTAATCCTAACTGCTCTTTCATTAATGGATAATATGAACCTTCTCCGGCTTTCTGAGGAGTGTAATACAATTCTTCCTTTGAAGGCAAGAACACTTTGTCATATGTGAATGATTCAACACCACCATGTGTTGGATTGTTTTTCCACGTTCTAACCTTAACAGTCTTCATTGCATTATATAACTCATCGCTGATTCCACATAGGAATCCGCTTACTGTTTTTAGCTGGTCAGGAGCAATATCCCACTCATCTTGTGAAATCCACCATGCTCCCTTTCCTTCACGAGAATTTAGGTATTGTCTATATGCTGAGATTTCCCAGTCATTATTTCCATAGGCAGTTTCTTGCATGGAGTTTAAATTGCCATCCCTCGTGTTAAGCTTTAATGTTCCTAATGATGTACCACCTGTTCCTTCAGTAACGGTAATGGCATTTTCTAAAATATCAATACCATTTGCATCATACACATACACTTTCCAATTTGATGGCACAACATCAGGCATTGAATAGAAACCAGCAAGTTTGCCACCTACTGGTACGTCTTTAGTAAGAGTAAACTGGTATGATTTATCTTTTTTGGCATTGGTACCCCAATCGGCTCCTAATGTAATGTGATAAGTTCCTGCGCTCAATCCATCTCTGCAGGCGTAGAAAGCTCTATTGTGAGAGAACTGAATTGGTCTTAATGTCGCCCAATGTGTCTTTAAGAACATGCCATGAATAGTACCTTCTCTTGTTTCCACATCTTCAAATTTAGCAACATCCCAAGGATTTGAGTATTCATTATTGTTGTTATCGACGTCAATCCAGTTTTCTTCTATTTGGTCTCCGTAGTTAAGGAACTGTTCAGCTTTTCCAGAACGGACTAATTCTGCTAATTCGGACCAAGAATTATCTTTTTTTAATGTTTTGTAAAGCAATTCAACAGTATCATTGATGTCATCAATGTCCGCCGTATTCTTGGCAATGTTTGTTTCATTTGTACCGACTCTTTCGAGCACCTCTTCAATCTGTTGCTCTGTTGCGTATTTAGCCCAGTACGTACCGCCTAAGCCGTCAGTGGCAAGTACGTCGCCGTTGTCTCCATCTTCGCTAGGAGCATCAATCTTGCCTTTGATAAGATTAAGTATAAGAGCCTTAAGTTTTGGGTTGCTTCTATATATGATTTTAGCCATTTTCATCCCTCCTAATTTAAAAATTGACTTTTATTAAGCTAATACTTTATGTGCTATTTGAATCCCTTAACCATGACAAAACTTATTCTGGGCGTAACGTCCGTTTGGTTTGCGTTAAGGGACTTTATTTGCACAGTGAAAGAGCCATTGCTGTCTATGCTGGTGCACTGATACCAATAGGCAGTGTTTGCCCCAGAAGCTGTAGGGAAAACAAGCATAGCCTTATACCCGTCGTTCAGCAAGGCAGTCACTTGTGGATAACTGTTTATATTGTATGAAGCGGTGTAACCACCAGATGATGTTTTTGGCAATGTGACCTGATGGTTACCGCTTGGGTTAAGTTCGACATTCAATGTCTTTATGTCAAACGCTTCTATTTTGTCATCATGCTTATTTATAATGTCAGCTATGGCTGAAACGATACGTGAAGCGCCATTATAAATCAGTTTCATATATAAGCCTCCTATTCTGGTGTCAATGTGTAAACAATTTCCATTGTCTTGTCGGAAGTCTTAACAATAGGCGTTTCAAGATTGTTGATTGTTGTCAAAGCCATTGGGTTAAGATAAATGTATCTGCCGTCCTGTGGGATGTAGCCTATATGTTTCCCATTGTTTACGCACCATACGGATGGTGTATATCCTGCAAATGGATCCGTTGACCCTGTTGTGTCTGAAAATGCACCATTTTTTATGTTCACCTTTTTCATTGTTCCTGTGCTTAAATCAGCAACACATGTTTTGACATTATTGAACAAGGTAGATTCAACAGTACCAAAATAAACCATTGACCCCATTTTGTAGATAGGATATTGTGATGTGCTATCAGGGATCACCATTGGATTATTTATTCTTGCCTTGTCAGATAGGTTGTTTAGATTGAGCATATACAATTCGTCCGTTTGTTCATAATCTTGGAAGTTGCTTAGTGTAAACAATACTTTCCCATTATATACATGAGGGAAGAAATCGACTGTATATTGAGAGCCATCTGGCGCTGTCGTAGGATTATATGTTGAGTTTGGACAGGTACTGTTGAGGTTCTTTTGTGTAACAGTCAGCCCACCATCATTATTAATTGTGCATACAAACGCATAAATATCTTTATGGTTCTGATAATCTGCGCTGTTGCAGTTTACGATATAGTAAATCTTCCCTGTTGCTTCATCATATGAAGCAGACACAATCGGTCTTCTATCGCTATATCCATATGTTGTGCTTCCTAACAATGTCTTTGTTTCAAGCTTCTCATATGCCCCGTTAAGTATGTCAATCTTGTTTGCGTGGTATTCATAAATATCACAATAGAAAGCATATTTATCGTTGCTTAGGTCACCAACATAAAATTCATAATATCGTGATTTATCCATAACCCATACACCATCTCTAGGTCTAGCGTATATTTTTTTAGGGAATGGGACGTTTACTTCACATCTGTTGCTGAAACTTACAGTGGTTGGAAATTCATCATCAATGCCATTGATTCCATATGTTATCCTTGCTCCTTCAGGGTTCATAAGGCATATGCTTCGGATTGTTCCGTTGCACTGTCCACTTGTGAATGTATAAGCTCTTACATTTGTGCTTGATTTTGAGTTGTCATAAGACCCAGAATATGGGCCAGAGTCTGCTACTCCTTTTACAGCATATCCAATCTGTGTTTTGCCGTCAGCATAATATTTTGAAGTATCAATAGTATCACCAAACAACGCAATCCCATTATAGAAATAGCTTGAATCAGTACTGTTATCATCACATGCTTTAGGTCTTACATTCCCACTCAGTGTTTTATAAGTTGCGTATGGGTTGAAGAAAGGCAGGTTCACTAGATCGTGAACGCTGTCTGTGAATGTATTGTTTTCAATATATTCTTCTTTCTCCCCTGTCTTGACATCAGTAAGTGTTATTTTTGTTTGGCCCTTATAAGACATAAAATCACTCTCCTTGTTTTAGTTGTTTCTGATTCTTGCGGACAAGTTGTCATTTACCCCATCAACAGTAAATGTGCCATTCATTTGAATTGCTGAAACAACATCTTCAACACCAGCCTTACGTGGTATATCAAGTCTATAAGTTAGTGCTTCTGCAATATTGTTTACATCAAACTCATTGCTCATATCAACCATATCAATAGTATCACTTAATCTTGAAACAATTTCTATTGTATCGGCCGTTTCATATGAAGCCTGAGCCATTGCTGTCCACTTGCTTTTGAACTGTTCTACAGTTGCAATGCCGTTTTCGGTAGTGATTGTTGCCACAAACCTAAAGGCGTTTGCGTCCTGTACATCAATAATTCGATACACCAAGCTGAGCAGATTGTGTCCGTCACGTAATGTGTGCTTTACTTCATCTACTTTTTCTTCATTGACATAGTATGATATTGTGGCAATACAATCATCAACAGTATATGAACTAGATGTAGATGAAACGTCTGTATATGAATCCAATTCCACCTGTCCGAAAAGCATACATTGTTTTTTGTCAAGTGCTACACCAAGTCGGCACAATTCCGATTCACCGCTGGCAGTTGTTATGTCATTATTGTTTTCATAATTGACATATGATATGACATTGTTCTGTGAGGACTGAATGGCAAAAGCAATAGATGCGTTGCTTAATTGTGAGTTGTCTTTCAACAACGGGTTATCAGCATCACATTTAAATGTCATTGCCCCACTTCCATTATATGTTATTTCCGTAATTGGGGCAACATCTGTCGAAACCGCATTCATTCCATCAAAACTTATAATGTCGCCAACGTTTATAGAAAAGTCAAGCGGTGTTTTTGCTGAAAAAGATCTGTACTTCTTGCCAAGGATTGAACGTTCTAGTATTGATCCATACGCTGTACTTATTTCTTCTTCGTCGCCATACTGCATAAACATATTGGCCCCAAAATCGTATACAGTGCCGTTATTAGTGCCCAGCTCGTAGCTTTTGCCAGACTGTACATTTGCATATGACAGGCCACTGTATTCAATATCATAGTCTTGCTTTTCGTATGCGAACCTCCATTCTGGAGGAATAACTCTTACAGGTTCCGTTTCATATTGGGTGATATATAATCGGCCATCACCGTCTATATATGAATATGCTCCCATAACAGCTATGATGTCAGACAATACATTGTTGTATGTTATTGTCTCATTGCCTGTCTGGAACAAAGAAACCATTCTTGCACCATTTGGGAACTGTTCTATTTCTTCTTCTGTATTGCTCAACAGTACACCACATTTTGTGCAACACGTCTGAATTATCTCATAAGGTTTCATATCAAGGAACTGTGACTCTATTACTCTGTTGAACTTTATCATATTGTCATAGCCCTCAAATGATATTGAGCTGTCTTTTTTTGTCGCAGACGTTATGTTATATACCCCACAGCTTACAGTCTCCCATTCCTGCTGTAATTCTTCGTTTTCATCCAGGTATTCATTTACCAGCACACCGAAATTAAGGTGTATTGTGCCGTCTATGAATCTGTATCTGTCTATCGTTTCATCACTGAAATAAATGCCTATTTTCATTGATGATGTATTTGCACTTCCAAAGTTTATGCCTTTCTCACATAGTTTCTTCGTTACTGAAAACGAGTCGTTTACTATGTTTGAATAGTCTACTGGGTATTGTCTGCCGGTGTTGTCATACAATGTGCCCTCAATTTTTATTGTGACCTCATTGCTCATTATAGCGTTCAAATATCTTGTATTCATACTTGCAACACTCCTCCCTTACCTTTGCTCGACATTGGCGGAAATGTTGGTATAAAGTCCACCGACATTTTTATATGGACCACTGTATGTATGCAATGTATAGCTCATTTCACCACAGTACCCATTAATGGTTCTTGTTTCGCCCTTATCATAATAAGTAAACCTAAACGTCTTGCCCTGCAACAAGTCTTCAAGCCTTTCCAGTTCATTCCCCGTCAAGGCTCTCCATGTCATTGACACCTTTACTACATCTCTTCTTATCCATGTTATGTGCATAACGCCGTTCTGAGTTCTCCCAGAGTCAGCACTTGCAATATTTGTGTGATCTATTTTGGGGTCTATGGATGGGATGTATAGATGGTCATTATTGACCATCCATCTCCCTCTTGTGTCCAAAACTCCTATTTTTATGCTCATTTAGGAACCTCCTTTCGCTAACGCAATGGGCTGAATCCAGTTCTTACTTTGGCTCTATTGTTCTCTGTTACTACTGCATCAAAAACTTCTTTGCCGTCAATATTCACAGAAATATTTGCTCCGCCTGATATTACATCATATATTCTAGTCAACAGGTCCACAACGTCCTTGTTGTCTTCTGTAAACAAGCTGTTATATGAAGAAGATACATCAGGAAGTCTCATGCTTGGCATTGATGAAGCTTTCTTATATAGCTTGTCGCTAGAATCTACCAACGCCTGATAATCGCTGTACGCACCTTCTAAAGCACCACTCTGTGACTCGATTGAACCCTGTAATGAATTGGCCATTTTTGTAGCCATTGAGTTTACAGCCCTATACAGTGTTGGAGCACTCTTGTTTAATGAGCCAGTTAACCCATCAATCATGTCAGGGAACCATTTATCGTAATATCTAAGTGGCCCTTTATCTGGTCTAGAGAAGTGAAGCCAAGATGAAATTGAACTTGCTATGCTTTGAGCAATGCTTGAAAGACGGCCTATTCCTCCGCTCAATGAATCTGCCAAACCGTTAACCATGTCCTGCCCCCACTTGCTACCGTTTGTGGCGATAGGGCTTATTTTCTTTTTGATTCCAGAAGCAATGCTTCCTGCTTTGGAGATAATGGAAGATGTCTTGTCTGAAATCGCTGATGACATGCCACTAACAGCTTTCTTTGTTATCTCAGCAATCTTTGGCACGTTATTGTTTGTTGACTTAACCATTGACTCCCCAGCCTTTGAAACGTTTGATTTTGCATTATCCCATGCGTTCTTTATTGTATTTTTGACATTGTTAAATACAGTGCTCGCATTTGATTTAATTGAGCTCCAAGTACTGCTTAAGCTAGATTTCACATTGGACCATATATTTGATGAAGTCGTTTTAGCATTGTTGAACGCATCTGCAACTGTTGTCTTAACTGCATTGAACTTGTCACTTGCATCAGACTTTATCTCACTCCATTTTGTTCCAAGGAACGTCTTTGTATCGTTCCATATATTTGTAGCTTTTGTTTTTGCTTCACCAAAGAAGTTTGAAACAGCATTTTTTATGTCACCGAAATGAGTATTAGCATATTCGCCCATGCCTTTCCAAATATCCTTAACAGTGCTACTTGCACTATCCCATATATTTCCTATCGTATCTTTTGCACCGTTGAAAATGTCAACAGCAGTGTCTTTTATTGCATTGAATGCGTCCCCGACATTTCCAACAAGAGACTTGATACCGTTCAGCAAGCCTTCTACGATATTCTTACCAAACCCCTCAAACACAGTTGATGGTGAATGAATACCTAGTGCTTCGCAGAATGAGTTTACAAACGGCTTAATCATGTTGTTGTAAATCCATGTTGGGACCGCAACAACTGCCTGAGCAATTCCTTTAAGAAGTCCTCCTACAATGTTTATTCCCCAACCGATAGGGTCTCTCATGAAGTTGTTTACTTCCTTGACAATAGCTACCGCAATCTTTTGCCATCCTTCAACAGCCATCTTTACAAGTGTACCAAGCAATGTACCTAAGCCACTTGAAATCGTCCTTACGGCACCGCCAAGAGCGTCAACTGCCATCTTTCCTAAGCCACCGATAGCTTTGCTTATTGTTCCCCAGTTAGAAGCAATAAGGCCAACTGCAACGACAGCCAATCCAGCAATACCAACTGGCCCTGAAAGAAATTCACCTGCGGCACCCATTACGCCAGACAAGGCACCTGTAACTTTTGTACCCAATCCACCAATCGCCGTAGAAACAGTTGGGAAATTGGTAGTAAAGAATCCACCTAATTTCGTCATAAGGGCAGTAACTCCAGAACCTTCAGCAGTGGCTCCGCCGAATGCCGTTTTCAATTTTTGGAATACTGTGCTTGCAGTCTTTCCAAAATCAACAACCTTAGAGAATACGCCCGGTCCGAAAAGAGTAAGAGCCATAGCTGGTGCCTGCCATAAGCTTTCGACACCTGCACTGTCAAAGAATCCAGCGACAGCACCCTTAAGGCCGTCAAAGATTGCCTTTCCTACAGTAGTAAGTGCCTTAGTCCAGTCAATGCTTCCCAAGAACTGTCCTACTTTGAATCCAAATGATTGCCAGTCTACACTTCCAATCAAATCAAGAACGTTCGAGATAAGACCGTTTATGGCTTCACCGAATCCTTTTGCATCTATTCCTCTGATTGTATCATTGATTGAACCCACAAGGTTAGTCTTCAAGTAATTCCAGTCCATGTTTGCCACTGAATCAGAAAGGAACTTAACTATGCCATTAAATCCAGTAACAAATGCTGTTCCAGCAGTTTTGAAGTCTATTGAATGAATCAGTGTATTGATTGCATCAGTAAGCTTCTTGGCATATACAGGAGCGTTTGAAGCAAACACAATAACAGCTGAATTGATAGATGATAATACAGCACTTATTGATTCTCCAAACAGCTTGGCTAAACTGTTCCAGTCAGTATTTTTGATGAACCTGTCAACAGAATTGAACAGTTTCATTGAATAGCTTCCCCAGTCAACCTGCTCTATTGCATTAAGGCCTGTATTAACAACTCCATTGATTGCATTAGAGAATGTATCAGCAATAACATCAAAATTTACGTTGTTGAAGAAATCTGAGATTGCATTCCCAATGAGAGTGCCGTATGTTCCAGACATGGAACTAAACTTTGAAATTGCACTATTGAAGAACGTGAATACCTTTGTTACTCCTGTGGCAAATGTTTTGCCAAGGTTATTCCATTCTATTCCTATGATCATATCATTTATGGCGTTGAATATATCTCCGCCCCATTTTTCAAAGTGGCCTTTATTGAAGAATCCCATGCCAATATTGATTACAGTATTGATTCCGTCAGCGAATGTTCCACCAATGTCTTGCCAATGCACAGTGTCAAACATAGTGTTAAGAGCATCTGCAAGCTTGCCTCCATATTCCACACCATTCTTTCGGAAAACCTTTAAGGCTTCACCGACAGTAGAGAATACAGCATTGACATAGTTGCCAAGAAGTCTGCCTAGGTTATTCCATTCAACATTTTTTATTGCTGAATCAATACCTCTTCCGATTGCATTACCAAACTTGTCAAACTTGAATGTTTCCAGGAACGTATTACCTACGTCAATCATGGCATTCAAGCCGTCAGCGAATGTCTTGCCAAGCGTTTCCCAATGGTATGCTTCTACAGCACCGTTAAGAAGTCTAGCAAGGCCACTGGCAAAATGTGTAGCCTTTGGTCGGAATTTATTGTTGATCCAATCATCAAGAGATTTAGTAATGGTGTTAAGCTTCTTGGCAATCTCTTGCCCTGCTTCTTCCCATTTGCCTTTCTTGATTTTGTCAACAAAGTCTTTTATGGCAGAGTCAATAGGTGCCTTTTCAAACATTTGGCCAGCACTTGTTCCTATTCCTCCACCACCAGCTCCACCGCCGGAGCCACTGCCAGAACTAGCGTCACTTTTCTTTGTCAATCTATTAATTTCATCAATATCAAGCAAGAATGGTTCAAACGCCTTCTTTGCGTCTTTTCCGAGCTTCTTTACAGCCTTTGACCCTTTGCCTGCACCAGAAGCTACAGTGTTGCCCCATTTTTTAGGCAATTTGATTGCTTTTGTCCAAAATCCATGCCCTGTCAATGCAGAAAAGAACTGATTTATTACATTCATGGCATTTACAAGCTTTGTAATAAGGAAATCAATAGCTGGTGCAAGTGCATTGATGATAGGTGAAACCATAGCACCTAATGCGTTCTTAGCATATTGAGTAGAAGTTGCTATTCTATCCATGCTAGGTGCAAAGCTACCGTTTACCGCATTTGACCAACTGTATAGATTAGAAATCCCCTCACTTAGTGAAGCTGTGAAATTCTTGATAAGTGTTCGGACTGCACGATACATCATGATTCTTCCAAGAGAAGAAATGAATTTTGAAACAGAACCATTGGCAATATTAAATTTTGAAGTAAGCTTCTCTATACCCATAAGGGCTATATTCTTGGCACTTTCCTTGGCACTGCTACCTAAAGATTTTAATGAAGTTCCCAAAGTAGAAACTCCTTTTGCCAGTTTGCCTGCTCCTATCTTTGCAAGGCTGATGGAAAACATTTCAGCCTTTCTTGTGGCATCAAGGAATCCTGCTCCTACCTTGCCTATTGTTGGAGCAATAGAAGGCAATGCACCTTTTACCTTGCTTAGTGCTTCGCTAAGCCTTTCATATCCGCTTGAAGTTTCTTTTACATCTCCTGCGTGCTTGCCTATGTCAATCTGATTAAAGTCAAATTTTGTTGTATCGAAAACGTTTTCATCACCGAAAGAGAATTTCATTTTTTCAGTTTCCTGTTTGGCTCTTTCAGTGCCTTTTGTTATGGCTTCTTCATATCCTTTTTCAACCTTGTCCTCGATTGACTTTTCATTGACTTCTACCTTGTCTGGATCAATGGTAAGGTCAACACCATCAAAAGAGTTTCCAAGATTTTTGACGCTATCGGCTACAGTATTGATCTTGCTGGTAACATTACCGCCAAGATTATTCATTGAGTTACTGAGCCCTTCAATACTTGCAGAAGCCTTATTGATATTGCCTGAGTCAGCACTCGCAAGCCTGTTTATCGCTTTTGAAAGTGAAGAAACGCTTTTTTGTGCTTGACTAATCTTTGTAACATCAAGCATTCCCATTGCGTTGCTAAGCTTCTCTATGCCATCAACCGCACTGTCAGTGTTACTGTCGAAGTTAAAGCTAAGACCTGTAATCTCAACATTTTCAGCCATATTCATCTCTCCTTTCTATTAAAAATGGAGTGCATAGTGCACTCCTTTGAATACATGTACATATCTATTGATTCTTGCTGTTGACTGCATTAGCCCAGGCGAACATTGATTCAAGGCCTTTTTCAAACTCTTTCTTTTCTTCATCAATGTCTGTTTCGGTTTCCTCAGTATGATGTTCAACAAACAGTTCATAAGGCTTATCCCTGTATTTTCTTGGGTTATGGTCACCTTTTGAAAACTCCCGATAAAGCGGTGCAACGTCACACAGTGCTTCATAGATATATGCTCCCTGCAGATGCAATGTTGCATTCTGCTGTTTCAGTTTTTCTTGGAACGCCTTGCGATAGAACCTGCACATCTCTGAGTCTCCATCCCAGTACTGCTCATACGTCATGCCGTATGACATGTAGACAGGGCATAAGTCCTCAAAGATTTCAGCAAATGTCTTTTTATCGTCCTTTTCGGGTTCATCCGTCAGTATTTTTAGCCATTCAGCGTCCACTTGACTACGTTTTTTTCTGGTTCGTCAAACATTTCATTGATAGGATCGTTATATAGATCAACCAATGCATTAACAAATTCCTGTTTATTAGGTAATGCCTTCCAGATAGCATTGATTGTAGAATCATCAACTCTAGGGTGGTGTGCTAAGAATGAGCCAGCGAATAATGCTTCCATGCCAGAAACAACTTTACTTGTTGCCTCTGAAATATTGAACCCCCCATTCTCCATCTGTCTGATTGTACGCTTTGTGTATTCTAGCGTATAGTCTGTTCCGTCAAAATTGAAAGTAATTGTTTTCATTTTGTCTATCTCCTTTGAGTATATTTTAATTACACGTTAATTATATCACATCATATTAAAAAATGCCAAGAGACTTATATTCTCTCGGCATAGGCAATATACTAAGATTCTTTAAATACAATAGGTCCAGCTACGGCGATTGAAGATACCATTTCACGTACTTCATTTACGCCATGCCCTGTAGCATATGTAGAGATTGTACCCTTAAACTCGAACTTGCCTTCTGAACCAGTTGGTGTTAATGTACCGTCACTAGCAAGTGTACCACCGAACCATACGGCAAAGTACTGTTCAGAACCTTCCAAAGCTTTCAATGAAGTGTATGTTGTCTTATCATAGTTCATTGTGAATGTCTTTGAGTCAGACGACTGAACACCTGTAATGTTTGTGGCTACATCATTTTCCAAAGTTGTAGTCTCAATCATTTCTGGTTCACCACCAAGATCTGGGTAGCTCTTGATAGGTGCAAGTTTAGTATATTCAGTACCGTTAGTAGAATGCATCAAAAATGTTTTGTAACTTGAAGTTGCCATGCTTTATTTCCTCCTTATAAGCTGTAAAAGTAGTCCTCACTCGCAACTGCTTCAAATGTAGCAACCCTGCGATAGAGTTCCCCTCTGTTGCCACTTCTCATTGGAACTGTGGCTGTATTAAGAAAGTTGTTCATTCTGAGAAGTCTGTTGATCTTCTCCATGATTCCTTTCGTTTCCTGTTTGCTTTTGGAACTGTAGACCTCAACTGTAAGTCTCATGTTCCTGTACTTCTCTATTCCGTCAGAATCTCTCGTCATGCGTGATTCGTACTGATCGCTCATTTCAATGAACACGAACGGGAACTTTGGCTGTCCGCTAGGCTGTGTGCTCCCATAGTAGATGGTTTCATATTCACTGTCCAGCATTTTTGTTATCTTGTCGAACAGTTCATTCTCTTTGTCTAGGCTCATAGCTTGAACACCTCTTTCACTGTCTGGATATAAATATCCATTATCCTCTTTCGGGCATCATACATGGCTGGTGTAGGTTCGTTACCAGTTGTCCATACCTTGCCGTTTTTCAGCTTGGTAGTTCCATCTGGGGGGTTGGAACCCATCTCGCCAGTGTATGTCCATGCACCGTTTCTGGCAAGGCCATAACCATATTCGCCATGCTTTAGCACGTTGCCCTTTTCAACCATTGCTCTTTCTTCCTCATTCGAGTCATGAAAGATACCAGTACCAAACTCAATGAACAGTACTGCTGTACCGCTCGCTCTTATCTTAGCAGTATATCTGTTGCCTTCGCCCTTATATTCAACGTCAACAGACACATCATTTATGCCACTGTACGGGGCACTCTTGTACTCCATCCTGGCTACCTCCAAGCCCTCGTCAGCAAGTCTTTCAATAAACTCCTTATTGAATCCATTGATCTTATTGCTAAGTGCTCTGAGATATTCCTGTGCCTGCTTGATTGTCATTGTTCTAGACATTATCTTCCTCGGCTGATGATTTCTTCACTGCGATAGCAACGAAATTCAGCGATCTGGCAATCTGCTTGATAAGATATGGTTCATCATCAATCCATACCTTGCTGTGATCATTGATTGCGATTGATGTATTCTCTGTCGTGATTACCCTGTCATAGTCCAAGGCATCTCCGAACACCTGTACATCAACCTCTCCCTTTGATGAAGATATTACCGCATCTTCGGTTACCGGTGGCAGAAATGAACCTGTTGTATCAGGCTCACCTGTACGATACCCGTCCTCGTCTATGATTTCAGTCGTTCCCGAATCGTTGTACACCGAATACTTGAACGTCTTTCGGTTTCTTCTCAGCGTTCTCATAATACCTTTACCACTGGCACGATCTGTTCAAGATATGATGATGGTACACCTGCTGATTCATAGGTTCTGTTGATTCCTGCTTCATTATGGGTTGTTTCACCCTCAGCCCCTTCCTTGTTTGCAAGAAATACTGCAATCTGAAGCTTGATAGAGCTGTACTTGGCTGGAACGTCAGTTACCTCAGTATCGTCATATCCGTATGGATACATTGTATTGAGGATGATGTCCTTTGCCAGTTGAAGATAAATCGTGGCTTTTTCAGGTGTAGTACCGCTTAATAGCACTACGTCGTCAACCATTGCCATGCGTTATCCTCCCTTCTTGACTAGATGTCTGATTCCTGAGCCTTTTTTCTAGTTGCTCTTTTCTTTGACTTGATTGAAGTTACAGGGACCTCATTAGCCAATAATTCACTGATTTCATTTGCTGTATATAGACATCTAAACCTTTTGTTTTCTAATGGAACGGCTTTTGTAAAGTCGGTTTTGATGTAATCGCTACCGACCTCACAAGGATATAATTCGCCGTTTCTATAGGCATAAGGCAGATTGTCTACGATAACATAACCTAACATTATCTGGCAATCCTCCTATGTATGTGATTATCCGTTTGACTTTAATAATGCCAATGGGATTAGTTTGTGGTTGAACTTTAATTCCCAGTTTGCTGAGTTTCCGATTTCAGCAGTTGTTGGTGATTCTTCTACAATGTTGTCAACCTCAAATGAGAATCCGTTAGGGTGGATAACTCTTGCCTGTTTAGTGTAGATCTTAGAAACACCACCATATTTTTCAGGATCATAGTCATAATCATATGGGTTGTATACAGTCTTAGGGCAAGTCAAGAATGCACCTTTACCTAACATGTATGAGTAGTATACAGGGAAAGTGCCACTTGTATCTACTGTGCCTGTATCAGTTTCTAATAGAATCATATCGCCGTATTTGTCGATTGTGATTTCAGTCTGCAATACGTCTGAGAAATAAGAGATATTTTCCACTAATGATAATTCTCTTAATCGTTTAGCGACTGCTGAATGGCATAAGAAAATCTGGAATGATGTTCTTCTGTCTCCTAATGCCTTCTGGCCTAATTCAAGTTCAGTGTTTAAGCCGATCTTGTTGGCATCAGTTACTGTATCGCCGTCAGTTGTGATGTCTGTTACGTGTGATTCCATACCATTTACACCCATGACAGCCTTTAATTCAGCATATAGGACTTTTTCCCACTGATTCTTCCAGTAAGGAACAACAAGTTTGTTTGCAAGGTGTTCTAATGGGTTTACACCTGTAAGGTATCTTGTAAATTCTCTCTGTGACCAAGCTTTCATTCTTGCCATTGCCATAAATGTCTGCTTAGAACCCTGTAATTCTGTTGGCACGTTGTCAGTCTTGCCATCATCATTCAATGCGTCTGGTTCAGCATCTACAGGTAAAAAGAATGGCATTGTACCAACGTTTGATGATGAACCTACTGCATCAGCAATAGTGGCATCTTCAACAAGTACTCCAGAATCAATCAATAGATTGTTTAATACGGACTGTTCTTCCATGTAGTCCGTAAAGACTTCCTTATCAAAATAGAAGCCATTTACTAGTCCATTTCTAGGCATGTTTTATTCCTCCATTTTAAATATGTCTTTTCTTTCGGTAGCTTGCTCTCAACTGAGCATATAATTCTGGATCTTCGTTTTTCAACTTGATCTTTTCATCCATGCTCATTTCACTGAAAGGTTTTTCTTCATCACCTGTGCTACCTGTCTGTGGTCTTGGCGTTTTCTTCAATGCTTCACTGATTACTGCTTTCTTGTATTCTTCCAAGAAGCTCTTCTGTGTAGCAAGTGCGGTAGTCAAGTCACCGTCATTAAGTGCTACTGCCATAGCTTTTGCTGTTTCCTCATTGTAGCCAGATGAAACAAGCTGAGCAACGCTTTCGGAAACCTGTTTCTGTTTCTTAAGTTCGGCAAGTTCATTTTCCATTGTCTCAAACTTGATGCGTCTTTCCTCTGCTTCAAGTTCTTCCTGAGTCATCTTTTCCTGTAGTTGCTTCTTGTACTTTGAAGCTTCTCCATTGGCTTTGCTGAGAAGACTCTTTAGATGGTTGACCTGTGTATCGTCAACTGTCTTTTGGGGCTCAACACCCTGTAAGGCAAGTTCGATTTCTTCAAATGTCATGCCTTCCTTGTAGTTATCGCCTAGTAGCTCTTTTAAATTCATATTCGTTTCTCCTTTGCGTTTTTTGTAAGGTTTTCCCTAACCTTATGTGCGATTAACGTTTTCCCTAACGTATATCATTATCGGTCATAGACCAATATTGAAATTGAATTTCAAAACACATCTGCAATTTGAGTTATTCCCTGCGGTTGAGAATCCTCCCGGTGCATATGCACTGTCACCGTCAAAGGTATAGAACTTTTCCTCAATAGGAACAGTCTGGTTTTCCAGATACTCATGCGTGTCTCTTACACGATCATCTCTCATTGTTATCCACGTCTTTTCTCCTTTTTTGCCGACTTTATTCTCTATCTTCTTTGCGGTTTCATTGCTTGCTTCATTGAATACCCTATGATATTCGCTTTCAAGCAGTACCTTTATCTCGCCGTCTGTTCTTTTTCTTGTTGTTTGAACAGGTTTACCGCCTTTGGCTGTTCGTTCTTTTGTTGTCTTGGTGGAAATACCACTTTCAGCTTTTTCCTTAGCCTTCTTCAAGTCCGCCTTTGAAAGCGGTACTCTCTCAGAAAGCCTATCTTCAAATGTCTTACCGTCAGTCTTGCGATATACCGATTCGTACAGCATGGATATGTCAACCAGATCATCTATGCTGTCCTCGTAGCCCTGTTCTTTGGCCATGTCATAGACATAATCTACTCCCAGCATATATGCCCCTTCCAGTATCTTTTCCATATCCTTTGCTGTCTTTTCGGTTCCGTTCCATACTCGATTAAGTTCGTCAAAGTCGAATATGGTTCTTATATTCACTTGGCTACTCGCCTGCTGATTGAAATGACTGTCGGTACTCCATGTTCAATCTTTATTTCACAGACGTAGCCCTTGTTAAGAACTTCCTCAATCTTCTTGATCGTCTGTGGTGTTAGCTTTACCTGCATTGGCATTTCCATTGTCTCCCTTCGGATAGCTGTTAGGTGTCGGATAGCCCATCTGCTGTGCATTGCCGAGTGCTATCTGCTTAGCCTTTTCTTCTTTTTCCTTCTTGATTGATTCAACATATTCCTCAGTTACCTTCCATGCCCTGTCTGAGTCAGCAAACAGGTTGATAAGTTCAAACACAAGCTGTGGTGCAATGACAGGGTTTCCCTGTGAATCGCTTGCAGTCACGAGTGTTGTGAAAGCCTGTACCTTTGACAACAGATTGTCGTACATTCTTCGATTGAACTTGATGTCTACATCACTTGTAAGAAGGTCAATGCTTGAAAGTTCGGAACTGATTGCAATCGCAATCTTAAGAAGGGCCTTTTCGGAACGCTTAAACTCCAGTTCGGTGTCCTTTGCGTTCGATTCAGCCTGATACCATCCGTCTCTCAGAATGACTGCACTTCCTGTATCGCTTGTGGAAGCTCCGCCTGTACGCTGGGGCATTCCCACTATTTCAAGAACCACGTCATACATTGAATCAACAAGCGTCTGCGTTGATGTCTGGTCAAGCTGTGATATAAGGTATTCGATTGTTCCTTTCATGTCAGGGCTTGCATCCTTGAACGCTACAGCCCCTCGTGCTCGCATCTTGTCATACTGCTCTTCATCAACGTCTACATTGTGGAAAACGAGCAATGCCTGGATAAACTGGTCCAGCCCGTCAAGCCTGTCACTGTATGTGCAGTTGATTGCATCAAGAAGCGAAAGAACAGGTTCAAACACTCCAAGCTTGGCACTGTTTAGCTGATATTCAATGATAGGAACCCTTCCAAGAATATGAGGTTCCTGAGTTATGATTCTATCATCAGTAATCACATACATTGAATCCTTGGTGTAGACATAGTATGTACGTTCACCACTTTCAGCAATGCAGTATGTGACACCCATCACCACCTCGTTGCCAAGCCCTGAATATCTAACAAGGTATGTGTATCTTGGGTCAAGGTCGTAAATCTCGAATGGGCTTTCATCAAACCCAACACCCTTTTCATCAGGAAGGATGATTCTATATCCAAGACCGCATATCTCCATCCACTGAATAACGTTCTTGTCTGAGGATTCCTTGTTTTCGGCATCCATGTAGTTGTTCAGCATATTGATTGCATCTGTCTTTTCGCCATTCTTCGAGATATACTCGATAGGCTCATTGACAAGATAGCCGACATGAAAATCGGTAATCATCTTTGCAAGGTTGACCACAATCTTGTTGTTGATTTCAGGTCGCACTTCCTTTATCTTGCCAAGTATCGGCTGATAGCCCTTATAGTATTTATAGAGATAGCTTATCTCTGAAACATTAACATTATGTGTCTGGAGCGTTCTATTGAGAACCTCCACAACGTTTTTGGGTGTGATTTCTCTATAGTCCGTCTTGATCGTTCTTCTTCCGAAGATTGAACGCTGTGCCATATAGGTTTTTTCTTTTTCTTCTGCCATGTCTCACCCTCCTAACAAAATTATATTTGATAATTTATTATCATGTCAAGAAATTATTACAAGCCAAGTCTTCCTCTGTCTACTGCCTTTGCCTTCCCGCCGATATTGAATGCGTATACAGCACACATTGCCATTGAATCGGAAAAGTCGTCATGCTTGTTCTTTCCTGTTATCGTGAACGCATAAAGCTCTCTCATTGCCTTTGCATACACAGGGCTCTGCTTGTTGGACTGCAGGAACACGAAATTCGTCTTGATGTCTGGGGCACTGTCAAATATTCTGATTTCCTTTGCCTTCTTGGTAGGCGCTGATTTATGTCTCAGCACGATATGATAGTCAATTTTTTCACATTGTGTCTGTACACCCTCTACATACGAGTAGGTTGTCTTTGTCGCTTCAAGCTGGGCGGTATCAATTCCCCATTTCTTGAATATCTTGGCAAGCCCAGGCTGTGTTACCTTCTTGTCTCCATTGTCATAGTAGACATCAACGACATAGATCGTATCATCATACTGGTAGCATATAGGTGCCGACACAAAGTCTCCACCACCGTGTGCTATATCGACACAAGAGAACTTTCTGTCTGGTTCCCTGAGTGGAAGTGTTCCATTGAAGTACTGTAGTGACTCTCTCTTGAAAAGGGAACCCTCACGTTCGATAGGTTCCTGCTGATACCCTGCAAGCCATGATGCAATGTCGTCTTCTTCTTCAAAAGAAGCTCTACGCTGTAGATAGTACTTTGTCGAGAACCCAACGCCATAGTCATACTCGAAGTTTGAATGGTCGTTTTCATCAAGAGCAGGAAGGTTCATCACCTCATAGCGTCTGTCTCTGAAATCAGGGTTTGTCTCCAGCATTTCATATCTCTTCCCGATAGGGTCATGCACGGACCATTTTGTTCCAATCCAGAGAATACCACTACCTTCCTTTGCTCTGGTCAGCATGTTGTTGTCGCATTTCTTCCATGCGTTGTCAAGTCTCTCAGGGTTCATTGCTTCCTCAATACCTGAGATAAGGTCGTCAGCAACAAGGGTTCCTGAACAGTCGGTAGCACCGTTCAATGTACCATATAGGGAACGGCATGTAAGGGAATGGTATTTCTTCTTTCTTCCAATGTCCAACGTTTCTTCCTTGGAGTTCTGAAATTCAATCTTCTTCCCAAGGAAAATCTCTCCCCATCTGTATGTTTTTGCATCATTGATGATTTCCGTCACGCCATTATAGAAGGCATTTGTAATAATGTCTGAATATGACACATAAAGGTTGGATTTATCCGAATCCTTGCCGATAAGCCATGTTATGAAGAATGTTGCAAGAGTAGACTTTCCAACACGTGGTGGCATACTCAGGAAAAGTTCATCAATCTCATGGTCAGCCAGCCTCTGCATGGCATTTACAGCTTTTCTGAGAACCTTCATTCTCGGCTCATAGAATCTCTTTTCCTCTGGCCTGTTGCTTTCAAGATAGATCATGTATGACTCGAAGTCGTCCTTTGCCATTATAAGGAACGTATTGTAGTAGACAGTTTCCAGAGTCTTGCAGTTATCCCAGTTTCTGCCATGCACATTGAAGTTTATTTCTTTGATAATGTCGTCCCTGAATTTTGCAATTCTTGTGGTCCATATCATGTCCTTGTACTTGTATGTGCTGTTGAGATAGCTCAGCATGTCTCCAAAAGCCTGTATGTCATGCTTTTCCATCTGCCTGTTGATTACGTCATACAGTTCCATGAGAAACCTCCTTCATATAAGCAAAAGCTATTACCTACTATCCATTATAGCATTTATCTATAATTACGGCAAAAAGAAAAGCAACCCATATTTCAGGGTTGCAGTTCCATTCCATACGTTTGCATTGGTGTGCTAATGAAAAGAAATTAAAGAGAATTATTAAAAAGAAAGGGTGGCTTGTGACGTAAGCCAATCGGACTGCCTGTAATATTATGAAATTTAAGGAAAATATAGAAAATTGGTCAAAAATCGGGGGCTGTGTCTTCCCACATGATTATCGCGATCATTTAATTAAAGGACATCAAAATAGCAAATAGTTACTGGTGTGTATGCCGTGAGTCAGACAGTCAGTGACGCTTGGCATGTCGCCCCTTTCCTTGGGACAACTATATATTACCATTTTCATGATCCATTTGCAATACATTCAGCAAAAAAACTCCTTTTTTATTTTCCCTGCGATTTTCAGCTTAAAAAATCAAAAAAACATTTTAAAAATGTTCTATTTATCTGTTAAAAATGGTATACTATAGATAGATAAGGTACCGACTTTACATGAATAAAATATTTTACCTTAATCAATCAAAATTATTAATCACAGTTTCTTTTCTGTACACTTAAAACATCTGTCGGTATCTTAATTCGTCAAACTGAATAACGGCGTTTATGATAGATTGCCTAAGCCTTATGAAAACAGACTTTGCATTCCAGTTGTTGGAGTTTCGTGGCATGATCTAGACAGTCCAAGTCAGACCATGAGCAAAGCTAATCTATCTGTCTGGGTGACGGACATTAAACTAGAGAAGGAGTCTCCAACCTCTCAGGTCTCAACGGTGTTGCGTAGCCGAAACTGAGAAATGCGCACGGTGCAGAAGTCTTTGTTGGTCAGACTTCTTATCAGTCAATGCAGGGTTCGTGTGTCTGCATGTCTGGGTAATGACGATAATTCCCATTCAAAACAACTGATCGGGTTCGGTTTGCTGAAAGCAGAGCCGATTATATATGGTAATTAAATATAAGGATTTCAGAGAGCTTGTCTCTAGGGATGCCATTTTATGGAACTGGGCACTGAATGGTTCCGAAGCAAGGGTTTACCAATGACATTAAGTCATTCCTTCTTCTAGCATGGTATCGACCAACTGTGTGATTAAAACGTTTATACTGCTGATGACGATCATTCATCATCTCATATAACAAAGAGCGTAGAGTTTTCTTAAGTTCAGCGTTTATTTTTTTGTACTCTGCTGTGCTTAGGGATTCTCTATGCTCTTTTCCATTTGCCAACTTCCGACGTTATTTAGAAAATAAAGTTTTGCACGAATAATCTTTCACGAAGTGAAAAAAGGTATGGTATTGTGGCTTGGACATATGAGAATATGTCTAAAGCTCACTATACAAGCAGGCGGGTTGAAGTCGCTAACGGGAAGCGAAATGCGAGTTCAACGATAGCCTGCCTATCTCCTTACCAAGTAACAACAACTACCAAAGAAGTGAAAAGACAATACAGTAACTGATACAACAGAATGAATCATACAGTAAAGCACGTGATACCATTCAGAACATACACTGCATGTTCTTCACTGGATAAATCTATTCGCTAACACTCATACAGTAATTCGCTATTGCTCATTACCGTTATTCGACTTAGTCTCATACATTCGTTCGTATAACTCACTCATGTTACGATTTATATACAAACTTTGGATTTTCACTAAAATGATTTGCGTAATTACAAACATTGACATTTGTCAACGTTATGTAAATGAAACTATGTATTCTTACAACAGATTAAAATAGTATGCAAGCATGTATAAAAAACAACAAGTATTTCACATTATCAGAAATTGCGATTTTATGCGATATTTCCTTTTTATTTTGAAGGGTTGATGTGAGGGTAACTTAGGATTTAGCATGTTGCATATCTTCCCCCGGGGGGTATGTAATGGGTGAGGATAGGTGAAAAATTAAGCATATTTAACTAAAACTTTACTATACTTTCATAACTTTTCACTAAAATTTTACTGTATTTCAATAAAACATAATTACATTTCACAAATAAATTATCATACTTGCTTAATGTTTATAGAAATAACAAATATAATATATAAATAATATAAATAGATAACACAAATAAACAATATAGCAGATTAAAATAAATA